TCCGGTTCGATGTCCGATTCAACTTCTTCGTCGTCACCGTCGCCATAAAGGTTAGATGCAATCTTGACCTTTGCTTGATCCATTGCATCTTGAAGTCGATCATTGACCATGTCTTTAAACTGCGACTCTGCGCCGACAAAGTTCTGATCTTCTACGGACTTTAAAAAGTCTGCAATCGGGTTTGGTGCATCAATAGGATCTGCTTCAACTTCAGCTACAACTACGTCATCATCTGGCATTATTAAGACTCCTCATCTTTTTTATCATCTTGATCTACCGGTGCCTTTTTAGGTTCCGGTTTCTTAGGTTCCACAGGTGGTTTACCCACAGGTGGTTTTTCTTCTTTCTTATCATCCGGATCGTCAATCTCTCCAGACGAAATCTCGCCGTTGATCTCTTTCTCCATCGTCTCGATGTCTTCATCAGAGAAACGCATGACATTACGCATCATCCATTCTTTAGATATGTATTCACCCACGAACCCTACCATCTCGTTCATGAGTCCTGCACGTTCTCTGTAGATCTCCATTTCCTTCAGTTCGGTGAAGTGATTATCACGAACGAAGTCAATGTATATATTGTCCTTCCACTCTTCCCAATCTTGTTCTGTGATGATAGACTTGAGAACTAGTTGTTTTCTCAGAATACCAAGGAACAGATTCGCGAACCTTCTGCGTAGTTTGTCAATAAACTTCTGGAACTTCACTTCGTCTCTGGAGATCTCAGTAGACCTACCTAAAGAGAACTGTGATTCTTGTTCCAAACGATTCACTGGGACATTCAGAGAACGGTATAGTCTCTTCTGGAAATAAATGATATCATCTATCTGTCCCAGATTATCGCCGCCTGGCAGTGTTGATATCTCTGTACCACGTCCACCTTCTTTACGTGGTAACCAGAAGTCTTCAAGCATACTCATATGCTTACGGTCATCTTTGAGTTGACCAGTACTCGCATCATAGACTAACTTGTTACGATACTTCGCCATGATGTCTTTCATGTATTCGTTTGCCTTACCACGTGGCATGTTACCCACATCAATATAGAATATACGACGCTCGGGTGCACGTGCAAGACGATAGATCACAAGACTGTCTTCCATCATACGCAACTGGTTGATGGGTTTTAGTGCCTTATGTAGGTGTGACAGGATCTTCTTTCTAGACTCATCCAGTACACCAGATGTCACATAACTGACAGCGTCCATAGACAGTTTGACAGATGAGTTGGTCTGGCCGGGTTTCTCATCGTAGACGTAAAACTCTTCTACCCTATCAACTATCTTAACATTGGTCTTTTGATCTTTCTTATACTTAATTTCTTTTACTTTGCGAACCCGTGCAGCATCGATGTGACGGATCTCTTGTATACCTGCTTTTAGGTTAGAGTCGTTAACGAGTAGGTGGTGTACACATCGTCCGTCAACGTACCACGATCTGAAAATGTCGTGACCTAGATCGTTGAAGTTCAACATACTAATTACTTTGTCAAACTCCAATCGAATGGTGTCTTTGATTTTATCGTTTGCTTCGATATCATCTAGTGAAATCTTTACTGAGGATTCCAACTCAGAGGCAGTAATTGCTTCATTGACAATCTCTTCGATCGCCATATCAACTTCAGGGTGTTGTGAAACACCACGGTAGCGCATAATTAACTGGTGGTTATCTTTTGCTTGATCACCGTCCATGTTAATGTACTGTCCATAGTAACCCGCCGCGGAGGTCACATAACCTGCACCGTCGGGATCCGTTGGTGTTACTGGGGACTGAAGTTTCTGTTGACCAGAGGGTACCGAGGAACCCTTACCTGCTCTCTTGATTTCAAATCCAAATAACTTTAATACACTGCCGCTTTCTTCTGCCATACGTACTCTCTTATAAAATAATAGGGAGCCCTTTGGACTCCCCACTATTTAGTCTTGCATTAAGATGTTGTATTTGATTCCCAATACTGGTAAGCAAATGTTACATCAAATGTTTCGATCTCACCTTTTGTATCATAACTCAAGTTAATTGCACCGACAGTCTCGGGGAATGCACCACGAATGTCAACACGTTTGATGACAGACTCATCACGATCGAGTTGTTCAACAAAAAGATCAGTCTGGTAGTCAACTGGGTTCACAAGACCGGAATTGCTCTTGTGTCCGTTGATACCATTAGACCATCTTTCCATTGCGTCACGAACGCCAAAGTTTGTGTCATTGATTATGGTTACTGTCCAAGGTTCAAAAGTTCTCTCAGATGCCATCTTCAGTTCACGACCTCGGAAGTTAACAACAAAGTTACCTACCTGAGATTGTGGAAGTTGTGCGGTTTTACATAGAAATGAAGTCTCTTCCGCATCACCACCTGCATATGCAGGGAAGTTGATAGTGCATCGGAAAAGGTTCGCTCTAGCGCCTCCGCCACGGAGTTTTGACTTGAAGTCATCTACGCCTAAAATTGCCATTTCTTATTCTCCTTAAACCGCGCCAACTACTTCTTCGAAATCTACGCCGGTTCTAACTGCTACGAAGTTTAACGTTACGTAGTTGATAGATCGTGCAGGCTTCACGAAGATTGAAGCGACGAATGAGTTAGTGTCGATGATTTGACCTGTATTGTTTGTTTCATCACAAACGACACGGAAGTCAGTAATACCTCGACGACCTTGAACTTCCCGAAGGAAAGGTTCAACAATGTTTACGAACTCAGCGCGAGAAAACTCGTCGTTGAACTCGAATAACACATTTTGTGCAGCACCTTTAATTGCTCTTTCTAAAACTAAGAACAGACGACGTACGTTAATACGATCGAACGCTGAAGGTTTACCTAGGAAAGTCTTATCACCCTGTAGAGTGATACCCTGTCCTGGCAAGTTAGCGATTGGGTTGATACCTGCTTTATATAGGGTATCTCTTTGCGTACGACTTGCGTTGTATGCAATAGAGGTTATACCAAGATAGTTACCACGTCGTGTACCTGCGGGAGAGAACCAAGGAGCAGCGACATCATCTGTCGACGCCATTAGTCCAGCAGTGGACGAAGCAGCAGGGATAAACGTATACTTGTCATTGTACTTGTCGTACACTTTCAAGAAGTTGTTATCAACCACCAAGTATGAAGACTTCCCAAACGACGCAGCAGTAGTAGTAATGTTGGTAGTGACCGTTGCGGGATCTGTAACACCAACAACCGCAGCACGGTTAGGAGATGTAACAACGACACAATCTTTACGTGCAGTCGCTGTAGCAACCAAATCATTAACAACAGTTGCCTGATCGGTACCTGAAGATAATGAAGGTGCAATCAACATGTCTATCTGAATAGTGTTTTCGTCTTCAAACTCATTGTGTGCAGTTTGGAAGTCAGCAGTACCTAATGTACCAGAGTTCACACCTAAAGTTAGGGAATTAGTTTTAGCAGCGTTTGTTTGATCCGCACCGTGAGAAGCGTTAGTGAATGCTGAAGCAGTAGCATCTGCACCAAATACACCGGGCTTGTTAGCACCCCAGATATATGAAGAACGATCATCTAGTACGTCAAGAATGTAGTTCTTAGCACCGTCAGATGTTTTTGCATCACTAGCAAGAGAGACGTTAGAAAACGTTTCCAAAACAGTGTTGGGAGATCCACTAAAGATTCCATCTTCGTCGACGATCGCAACGTGTACTTCGTCAAGTGCAAGAGCACTATCAGCAGAACGTGTTGAAACGTAGTCGGATGTTCCGGGCTTCGCATCGAATGAACTAGCGTATGACCAGTTATCCCATGCAGAATCCTTCGATCCACAGACAGAAACAGAGAGTGAGTTGCCAGCAGCACCAGCGTATTTTGCAATGAAGTTACCAACCGCAGTTGATTTTGAGTTATCCCAGTCATCTCTGTTAGAGATTAAATCTACTGTAGAACCACTGTCGACTGCATTCTTTGCAGCAGAAGTAGCACCACGTACAACGTAGAGACTGTTAGAATATTTCAAAAACTGATTTGCAGATAGGAACTCGATTGCATTCGCGTCGGTTGCGAATGAGGGGTCGCCAAAGTTACTTACCAGTTCGCCTTCGTTGCCGACGAGTACTGGTGTGTTAACTGGGCCCCAAGCAAAGTTACCCACGATTGCACCAGTTGAAGTAGTTACGCCGGGCACTATGCCTGACAGATCCACCTCTTTGATGGCAACATTCGGGGATTCAGACCTTAGAAGAGCCATAATCGTATCCTTTTATTTTCGTTGAGTTATGATAAGTAACATAATACGGAGAATTAATTCAATACCATTATTTAGTCTTTAATAACTTTCGACTTCCCACGGTATGTGCCATCCCTTATCTTTTAACTCATCTTGCATTTCTATGTGGTTAATTGCGTCTTCTCCATCATCAATGAATCCAAAAGGAACCATATCCGCTTCGATTTCTGCCATTTGTTGTTCAAACATCATTTGTTTAAGATTGATATCAGTCAGATCATGGAAATATTGTGTTGTTATGAAGAATCCAAACATTACGAGATTCATCATTAAATCGTCGTGGTTACCGTCAGATGCCTCAAAGGATTGTCCCTTAGACACAAAGGTGGATATTTCCATAATGGTATCTTCGTCAACAACTTGAAGTTTATTCTCTTCTAAAAGATCCTTAATACCAGAACAACCCAACCGTTTAACCTTTCGGTTCATCTCAATACCGATTGCATTCTTCTTGACGGCTGACTCTAGGTGTATGTTTTCATACTCTAGGTCGTGATATAGACCGTTGCACACTACTTGTCCAGCATCATTTGACTCGACTATCACGTATGCTTCATTGTAGGATTTCGCAAACTTATAGATAATATCAGGGAAGAGTATTGGCGAAATACGATTATTGCGAAACACCGCGACCTGTTTAAAAGGTCGGACAGTTACGTCGATTACCGAAAAGGTACTATAGTCCAACCCTCTCCCTTTTGCTACATCAACACATATGATGTAGTCATGTTTCGGTTGAGTATCTTCATAGATTCTCACTGACCCGTTTTCTATAATTCTTTTGGGTGGAGATGCCCTAAAGTTTAATAAGGTTTCTGCACCTATAAGAGTATCACCTGTCCCAAAGAAGGTGTTCCCGAACTCTTGATCAAACTGTAACTGAGAGGTGTTACCTATCGTCTCTCTCTTCCATTTGTCGTCTCTGCCTGGCACGTCCCACCAGTTAACAGTAAACGGTTTATATTCATTAGTCTTCTGTACTGCACCTTCCCAGATCTTGTGGAATTGATTACCAATACCATTTGCAGTAGATGTAATGATAACCTTGGTATCTTTACCCGCAGATACTACGGGATATGTCGAAGTGTAGAACTCTGCCGCACGTTCAACAAACGCAAACTCATCTAGGAACAGTAGATTGACCGACATACCACGAATAGAACTACCAGAGGTTGCGGATGCAATGATACGTGAGTTATTGGAAAACTCAATCGACCCTTTGTTAAGTGCACGACACCCTGGCTGTAAAAAGAAAGGCAGGTTTTCTAGTGCAAGAGTGACTCGTGACAACATCTCACGTGCAGTCGCACCTTTGTTAGCAAGCACTGCAATCGTTTTCTCTGGATGAAATATCGCGTACCATAAAAGGTACACTACTGAAGAGATACTTTTACCGGACTGACGACACGCAAGAACGATACTGAACCTTTCGTTTTCAAAATGTTTAAACATCTTTTCTTGGTAATCGTATAAATTAAAGTTGACTAGACCTTTATCTAATGATATAATCTTTACATAGGTTCTTGCAAAATACGAAGGATCATGTAAACACTTGGCGTATTCTCTTACGTCATGTTCAGTCCACGGTTGTGTAACCCCATCGCCTTTGACGTTGGGGTTTCCCATATAATGATCAGTCATTTGGAGTTATATCTTTTTCGGGTTCTGCCAACATGCGTTGGAGGTCAGTCGCACTACCAATGAAGACATTGTTATTTGTCACACCTTTGGGGGTGTCGTCTTCGGGTTTGGTGATATCTTTGTTCTTCTTCTGGAGATCCATAAGTTTATCGGTAACGTCTGCGACATTCTTTATCATACCGGACAAGACTTCAAACGCACGAGGGTGTTCACTTTCCCGTGCGACTTCCATCATCAAATCCAGACCACGTTTCCCATTTTCAATCAACTCCATATAGGTGTCTCTTGAGGTTTCGTAGTCATCTTTAATATTTTTTTCTTCACCTGTCATACATCATCCTGTTTTATGCTGTGTCTTCACTGATCGCTTCTAAAGTCCATGTGAAAGTCGTTGTATTTGACGTATCTGCAATCTCACGTATTGTGAACTCGATCTTTTCACTACAAAACTCGATACTATTCCCGCCCGGAACGGCAGTCGTAACGTTCCATGATCTGTCTGTTGACAATGTTTCCCACACCCCGAAGTTGCCGGGAGAACCTGCATTATCTCCATTACGTAGTATCAATGTAGCTCTAATTTCAAACTCGTTTGAAGCGAAACCAGAACCTGTGTCATCAACCCAATCACCCAATGCAATGGTAACTTCTGATCCGTTGAAAATAGTCTTCACATGATTCGATGATCCATCATCAAAGAATGTTACAGTCATCTCTCCAAGCGATGGTGCTTGTCCAATTGATGTAAAAGTATCTGGGTTTGTGGCACTAGGGGGTAATTGTACATTAGGCGCAGTTGCCGCTGTCATGTCCCCTATGGTAAATGCCTTTGTCTTTGCAGCAGAAGCGGCAAACGATGCCGCCACATTCATCGTATAGTTCTCTATCCTTGGAGTCGGCACATCATCATCCGCCGCAATATCTACATTAAATGTCGATGAAGTAGCTGTTGTATGAGAAAAATCACCGTACGGTAGATTAGATGAAGAACCAAAATCATCAAATACTTCTGGTAACGCAAAGTGTACTTCAGTACCCGCAGAAACACTCCCAGTTTCTGTGTTGTTTGAAGACATGTTCACCCAACCTGAACCGGAGTTAATACTTGTTATTGTCGTACCAGATGGGAAGTCTATTCCACGCACTTCCATACCTGTAGTGAGGTTTGTCACATTCGTCAGGTAAATAATCGGAGAACTTGCACTGACTGTAGAAGAAACAGACTTAGGTTTGATATCACTAACATTGTAGTAATATGTACCAGTTGGAACGTTGGTGCCCCCAAAGGTAAACTGTATGGTGTCCCCTTCAGATGCAGAATCGT